GCGACGATGGCGATGGCGACACCCGTCGGGGTTTTTTCTCCGCCGGCCAGACCGCGATAGTTGAGCTGCAGCTTGATGGCGTTGCCCAGGCTGCCTTTGTGCTTCGCGGTAACGGTGACGACGCCGGCCAGCACGGTGGAGGTGACGGGCAGGGTTGTGTCGGCATTGATCGCGGCATTGATCGCGGCGGCAATGACCGTGTCGGCATCGCCAGACGTGACGGCGACTTGTACGCGCTGCGCGCCGATGTACAGATTGATCGTGCCGGATTCGCTTGCGGGCCCGGTGACGGTGAGCGTGCCGTTCGCGGCGACGCCGGCGGCGTTGTCTTCCAATGGCAGACACCAGATCTCGCCGGCGATGTCGTTCGCGCGGTAAACCTCGTGCATGCGGGCGAGCATGGAGCCGATGCCAAACTGGTTCTTGGCTTCGTCGGTGCGGCTCACCAGGATGGGCGTGTTGGCGACGGCGACGCCGGCAGCCAGCTTCTGCCCGATGATGAGGGTGCGCAGGGTTTGGCTGAAGTAGGACGCTGCGCTGTTGTCCATCTCCGCATAGAACAGCGGCACGCGGACGTTTGCCGGGATGTTGTTGAACGAGATCATGCTTCAGCTCCTTTGCGCTTGGTGGGTTTTGCTTCGACTTCGGTCACGTCGCCATCTGCTATGCGGCGCAGCCAGTAGGCGGTCGCTTCGACTGCGCGACCTTCGGGCGGCAAGAAGCCGCCCTTCTCCGGGTCGGGAACTTCCCGGCCGGGGGTGGGTTTTACTTGTGCCATGGGTGTCTCCTATTGTTGATGTGTGAGGGTTGCGCTGACTTCTGTCGTGCCGGCAGGTTCGTCGACGGTGAGCCTTGTGGTCGTCAGCGGCGGCAACGCTGCATTGCGGGTGGCACGCCAGGTGTCTTCTTCGGCGATCTCTGTTTCGGCGCTGAATTCGAACTGGTAGTACAGGCGGGCGCGGTCCAGGTCGATCAGGTTTCCGCCTTCGTAACTGATCGGGCCGTGGTCGGTATCCGGCTCCCATCCCAGCAGGCCTTTCCATAGTTCAGAGCGGATGGCGCGCACTGAGGTGATGGAGCCTTGTCCGCGTTCGTCGACTGCATTCGATAGCACGACGACGACGGCGATGGCGTCGGTCAATGGTTGGCGGTAGCCGTTATTGCTCGCTTGCTCGCCGACTTCGTCGTCCATGGGGATAACGTAGGCTGCGGGCATATCGAGATTGGCCGTCTCGGGCAGGCGCTTGTATTCGGCGGCACCGGCCACGTTCCCGTCAAAACTTGCGCAGCGCTCTTTGATCGCGGCGATGACTGAATTGATGTCCATTACTTCCTCGGGATCAGTGCGTCTTGCAGTGTGGCGCGCAATACGCGGCGTGAATTTTCGCGGCGGCGGTCAAGCGCGTCGGTCATGTAGTTTTTGCGGGCTTTGATGTTCATCTTTTCACTGCCAGAGTTCAGAACAGCCGGATAGTAGAAGTCCATCTCTGCTGTCTTTTGCGGCCTGACGACTACCATGAAACCAGAGCGGGATACCTTCGCTTTGATGGCACGCCACAAAGCCCCGGTCTGCCTCCCTGGGTATTCGCCTGCACCGGATATCGCGCGGCGCGCAACCAGTCTGCGCGCTTCTTTCTGTACGTCACGACCCAGGGTGCGCATGCTCTTGCGCACCTTGCGGCGGTCAAAATCGATGCGGCTGAATCCGCTGATCGTGACGTTCGTTTCTAACGTTTGGTTAGACATTACCGATGTTCTCCGTCTCGATCATCACGAACTTGCGCGCGCCCTCCAGATCGCTGGCCCGCCTCACGCGGTAGCGCTGGCCATCCCACTCGATCACATGTTCGCCGGTGATGGTGCGCTCGTTCAGCTCACCGCTGCGGCGGATGATGAAGCGGTCGGTGACGCCCTCCTCGATCTGCTTGGTGCCGAAAAAGATCGCAGCGCCGACGGGCTGGTGCTCCGCCCAGGCTGGCTTGCCGGCATCAAATGTCTGTGTGATGCCGCCACCCATCGCGGGCATGTCTTGCCAGCCCTTGATGACGATTCGGCGGTTCAGCTCGCCAGCGGCAGGCAAGCTCATTACAGCCCCGGCACCCAGTACGGATCGAGCAATCCGGCGAAAAATCCACGCGGGACTTCGGCGACGATGGTGCCGGTGATGATGGCTTCGCGCTGGCCGTACATGGTGCTGATCGCCATCAGCATCCAAGCCTTGATACTTTGCGGCACGTCAGCGGCGGCACCGTAGCCGCAGGTGTAGGCGACGACGACGGAATCGGGCTGAATGCGGCAGGCGGGCCAGGTCTTGCCATAGGCGGGCTGGAGGTAGCCGACCAGCTCGCTGATGACGACCTGGTATTCGGTATCGGCCAGCGTCTGCTGTGCGCCGTCTTCATCGAGATACTTGACCGACTCAACCGTGACAAGGCTGGGCTTCGGCAACTGGATCAGGTCGGTGAACGCCTCCTGCGTGTGCTCCCACTGCTGCGTGACGAGCGCACGGTTGGTGCGGTGCTCGGCCTGCTGGCGCGCGGCGGTGATGAGCGCGGTGATCAGCGTGTCGTCATCGGCGACGTCGACCTTGCAGTGCAGCTTGGCCTCGGCCAGCGTGACCGGCTCGGCAGCGGGTGCGACTTTGAGTGTCAGTCCCATGGGTTCCTCTTAATCGGTTTTCCAAGACCCGGTGCAGATGTCTGCACTGGGCAATGGGAAAGCGACTACTTCGTTTTTGCGGCTGCGATGGCCGCTTTGTTAAGATCCAGCATGCCGTGCTGTTCGCCTGCCTTTGCGTCAGATTCCGACAGCGTGACAACTTGTCCGGCCTTACCGAAGCCGCTATCGCGCAGGCAGAATGCTTCGAATTTCGAAGCGGCTGCTGCGGCTTCGGCTGCTGCGGCTTCGGCTGCTGCGGCTTCGGCTGCTGCGGCTTCGGCTGCTGCGGCTTCGGCTGCCGCGGCTTCGGCTGCTGCGGCTTCGGCTGCTGCGGGTGTAATTTTTGCCATGGTTATCTCCAAAAAAAGAAACGGCGGACCGCTCAGCCCGCCGTGGTTATGTTGGCGGCTGATCAGGTTGCGGAGTTGACGTACACCTTGACCGCATCAGGCTCGATCAGGTTGCCGCCGGAACGCTGCCAGCCGCAGAAGCCGACTTGACCGAGCAAGGCGAAGGCCGAGTCATCGAAACGGCGGATGACGGTGCTGTTCATCACATCGCGGATGATGTACTTGGACAGGTCTCCGAAAGCGATGGACTTGGCGCTCGCGGCCATCGCTGCGACGTCGTCGTTGACCGTGTACGGATAGCCGCAGATGGTGGACGGCACGCCGTTGGCAATACCTTCTGCGTCGCCAGGATTCCAGATCGGGCGACCGGTGGTGTCCTTGATCTTGCGGATCACAGCGACGCTGGTGTCGGCCAGCATGAAGCGGGCGTTCTGGCGATATGCGCGGTTGACCGAGTGGATCAGGTCGACCAGGTCGTCGTAGATGATGGTCAGGGTCTGGCCGGTGGTGCCGGTCTTGCCGACGCCCGCCTTGGGAATCACGCCATCCGGCAGGGTGGTGCCTGCGCCCACGGTGAAGTGGGTATTCTGGATGCGCGCGATGCGAGTGGCCAGGCGGTTGACGACGAAGGCGATCACGTCGATGGCGGAGTCCTGAATCAACTCGACCGGCAGCGCGATCTTCTTGGAGCTGTACTTGAACACGTTCAGCGGCAAGGTGCCGAAGGTGATGTCGCCACCTGTTGCAGCAGTGTTCTCGCCGACGATCTCGCCCACTTCGGCGGTGCCGTCGCTGGTCGGGAAGCTCAGCGCATTTCCGGAGTCGGTGGAGATGATCTCGGCAACTTCGCGCATGCCGCCAAAGGCTTTCAGCTTGTCGATGACCATCGTGGCGATCTCTGACGGTACGGTGTAGCCGCCTTCTGCTGGGGTGGTGGTGCTCATTGCGTTGCGGATCGCAACAGCCTGTTCTGCGGTTACGTTGTTGCCGTGGCGCAAATATAAGGCGACTGCAACGAGGGCGTCGATTGTGGTGCCGTCTTCTTTCTTGCCAGTCTTGCCGGCGGCGCTGTTGAAGAACTCATCAGCCTCCAGTTCGCGCATGCGCTCGGCGGATTTGATCTGGCCTTTTGCCATCTCGATCTCGTCGGCGATGTTGTCGAACTGCGTTTGCTCTTCCTTCGTCCAGACCTGGTCGCCTTTATCGGCGAGCAGCTTGTTGGCTTGGGTTGCGAGGTTGGAAATCTTCTCGCGCAGGGCTTGAATGTTTTTCATTTGTCGTGCCTTTCGTAAAGGTGCTTCGTGCTGGCAGCCGGCCAGTGCGGGTTTTGCGCGCGAGAAGCGCTACAAAGCGGTGACCAGACGCAAGCGGTTTGCGTTGGATGCGGACATTAAAAAACCCGCCGGAGCGGGTTCTTTGTTTTCAATCGGAGCGGGCTCTTCCGGAGGCGGAGCCGTCAGCGCGGCGGGCACCTTTCCGTACGCTGCAAGGTTCCATACATTGCTAACCTTTGCAGTGGGTGCCAGCGCATCGACGAAGCCGTTGTCGATGGCCTCTTGCGCGGAGAACCATGTCTCATCGTTCATCCAGTCGATGATCTGTTGCTGCTCCTTCCCGGTCTTGCTGGTGTAGTCGGCAATGAGCGAGCCTTCGATTTTTTCCAGCAGGTCTGCCATTTCACGCATGGCGGTCTTATCTCCCCACGCGATGCTGCTGGCGTTATGGATCATGAAAAACGCGCCCTCGGCAATCAATACTTCGTCTGCTGCGATGGCAATGCCGGTGGCGGCGCTGGCAGCCACGCTGTCGATGTGCGCGATGGTTTTGCCTTGGAAACGTTTGATCGCTTCGATGATGGCGCGCGCCTCGAACACGTCTCCGCCGGGTGAGTTGATGCGGATGTTCAATGTCTGCGCGTCGACTACTTGTGCAATGGCTTCGATCACCATCTTTGCGCTGATGCCCCAGTAAGCATCGATC